AACTCGATGGATTTGAAACGGATGGAATGCAAGTCATGGCAGGATATTCTTGATGCCGTTAAATGGCTCAAGACCCAGAAGCACAGTTTCAAAACCGCAGCATTCGATACCGCGGACTGGGCTGAACGCTTCTGCGTGCAGTTCCTTTGCGCCAGAGACAACAAGACCAGCATTGAGGGCTGGGGGTACGGGAAAGGATATACGTTCCTGTCGGAAGAATTCGGACGGCTCCTTGCTTCTTTGGATGCCCTGATCGACTCCGGGATGCACATTATCTTTGTCGCTCATACAAGCGTCAAAAAGATGGAACTCCCCGACCAGGAAGGCAGCTTTGACCACTACGAGCTAAAGTGTTCCCGGCAAACATCGCCGCTCTTGAAGGAATGGGCTGACGCGCTTCTGTTTGTGAATTACAAGGTCATCGTGACAACCGACGAAGATAAACGCACCAAGGCTGTCGGTGGTCGCAAGCGTATTATTCACACCCAGCACACGGCGGCCTATGACGCCAAGAACCGATGGGAACTGCCCGACCAGATTCCGTTTGCGTTGCCGTTTGACTTTGGTGTGTTTGCCAAGGTCTTAGGCGAAAACACCAGCAAGCCGGTGGTCGAGGTAGCTGCCCCGGCACCAGTCCGTCCGGGTGTGGACAAGATGCTCGCAACCGGACAGGCGACACGGGTGCCGCTGGCGCCCGAGTCTAAGCCCAAGCCCAAGCCCGACAAAGTAGAACCAACAAAGACGGCGCCCGAAGATGTCCCGCCGAACCTGTTGAAACTCATGGTTGCGGACAAGATATTCGCCGTCGAACTCAAGGCGTATTGTGAAGAGAAATCATTCATACCGAAAGGGGGGAAGCTGACCGAAATTCCGCTGAAAATACTGGGGCAAATGGTCCTGGTATCGAACTGGGCCAAGGTTGTCGAGAAGGTCAAAGCGGCAAGGGCGTAAAACAGCAACGTAAACCAAAAGGAGATAATCATGAAAGATTGGGATAGTCCAGCGGATGTAGACGATACCGGCGGAAGCGTAGTGCTTCCTAATGGCGAGTATCGGTTTGCGGTTAAGTCGATGTCCAAGGAAACATCAAAGGGTGCCAAAACTGCCGGGGCTCATCAAGCGTCATTGGTCTTGATGATGTACGACAAAAACGACGAAAACTACGAGAACAGAATCGGCACGGGATACGATCGGTTGACCCTGCACGATACCACTTGGGGGATGGTGTGCGCGTTTTTCCGTGCCACCGGAGATCGTAAACACGGAGAGTCCGTCGTTCCCAAGTGGGATGAGGTTGCCGGGGCTTCCGGAAGAGCGGTGTTTTATCAGGACACGTACAACGGCAAGACCTCGATGAAGGTTAAGAATTACCTGTTCCCGGACGAGGTACCTGCCGAGCCCACCGAACCGACCGAACCCACGGCGCCGGCCGACTTCGGCTAACATCAGACAATCAGGGGCGGCTATCGGATTGCGACCTCCTAACGTGTATCCCTCCACGTTCCCGCGTCCGATAGTCCGCCCATGGGGGGAGGGGAATATGTACCCAGATATTTGTTTGTGTCCTAAATGCGGCATACCCTGCAAGACGGATCATTGCCCTAAATGCAATCGCAAGGTTACATGTGATTCAATCAAACCAAGGCGAGAAAAAGACCTTGTTGATTTGTTTACGCAAAGCAGATTTGAGTTTAGAGGAATAAAAATCGAGTCAGCATTGGAATTGATGACCAACGGATGTTGCGGGGATTAAATGAATTTACGTCCATATCAACTTGAAGCGATGGAGTCCGTTTACAATAAGTGGAAAGAACACCGCAAGGTTCTGGTTGCGTGTCCAACGGGTAGCGGAAAAACCATAATCTTTTCCCATATCGCCGCAAGGGAAAAATCAGCAGGCAATTACACGCTTATAACCTGTCATCGCGACGAACTTATTAAGCAGGCAGTAGATAAACTTCAAAAATCTACTGGCTCTGGATGTGCCATTGAAAAGGCCGATGTTACGTCAATCAGGTCGGGTGAACCGATTGTGGTTGGCAGCATCCAAACCATGATGCGTCAATCCAGACTTGAAAAGTTCCCGCCAAATTTCTTCCAAACAATAATTGTCGATGAAGGACATCACGCGCTTTCCGAGTCTTGGCAGCGAGTCCTAAATTATTTTCCACAAGCCAGAATAGTGGCTTTTACCGCGACCCCGGAGCGCGGAGATCGCAAGAACCTGGGTAAATACTTCGACGCCCTGGCCTACGAATACAGTCTACGCCAGGCCATTACTGACGGATGGTTATGCCGGATAGTAGCCAAGACCCATCCACTCAAGATCGACCTGTCCGGGGTCAGGATAACTTCGGGGGATTACAACGAGGGCGACTTGGGGAACGCCCTCGACCCCTACCTGCCCCGGATTGCCGAAGCCATACCCAAAGACCGCAAGACGCTGATCTTCACTCCGCTGTGCATTACGGCAAAGAAACTCCAAGCCATCTTGTGCGAGCAAGGGCGCCGGGCCTATTATGCCAGCGGCGAGGACCGGAGCCAGGTGGCGGCATGGGAAAAGGATGGTAAAGGAGCCATCATGCTCAACAGCCAGTTGTTTAACGAGGGTTACGACCATTCATTAATCGATTGCGTTGTTGTTTTGCGGGCTACGAAGTCCAGGCCGTACTTTGCCCAGATGATCGGACGCGGAACACGGATATGGCCCGGCAAGGACAATCTCTTGATACTTGATTTCTTGTGGCAGACTACAAAACACGATCTCTGTCGTCCATGCAATCTGATAGCCGAATCCCCGGAAGTGGCCGAGAAGATGCAGAAGCGGCAGGAAGAATCATCCGAGCCGATGGACTTGGAAGACCTGGAAACATCTGCCAAGCGTGACGTAATCCGTGAACGCGAGGAAGCCCTGGCGCGCGAACTCCGGTCACAACGACACAAGGAGTCACGGTTGATAGATCCGCTATCGTATGCAGTCATGGTAAAAAATGAAGGACTTGCGGACTACGAGCCTGTATTCGCGTGGGAAGAACAGGCGCCGTCACCCAATCAGTTACAACTTATCAAGCGGTTCGGCATAAATCCCGCCAAGGTCAAAAGCAAAGGTCATGCTAAATACCTGTTGGATTCCATTATTGGCCGGAGCAGGAAGAAGCTAGCCACCCCGGGGCAAACCAGAACACTCAATGATGCCGGCTACTGGACGACTGATATGACCAAGACCAGGGCTAACGAATTACTGACGGAGCTTTCAAGTAACTACTGGCGGATAAAGTTTTGATAACAAATGAAAGGAGGTGATACCGATGGCAAAAGGAAGTAAAGGTGGCGGCAGAGGTAACGGCGCGTGTGGCGGAACCCCGCGACGCGATGGAAGTGGTGGTGGAACAGGAAACCGCGGAACCCCGCGACAGCCGAAAAGGAAACGCTAAGACCAGAAGACAACCCCGCTCGCCAATCATGGGAGCGGGGAACGGAACTGACATGCCCGACTACAAAGACCACGAATTTTTCGAACAAGTTGATAACCGCCAACAGGCGCGTATGGACGCATTCTGGCAACTGAGCGACGAGGATTGGGCGGCAGAGGAAAGGCATTGGAATCTGGTGCATGGCGTGGCAGACGTAGGGAACAAATAATGAAACACATAGTATCATTTTCAGGCGGCAAGGACAGCACCGCAATGTTGCACATATTGATTGATCGACGTTTACCTATTGACAAGGTGATTTACTTTGAAACCGAATGGGACTTCCCGCAGATGGACAGGCACTTGAAAATCGTTGAGAAAAAGACTGGCGTGCAGATTATCCGTATCCGTTATTACCGGCATTTTAACGAGCAACTCGCTTGTTACGGCTGGCCGAAATCTTCCGGTGGCTGGTGCACGGCATGTAAGCATCGAACTTGCCTAAAATATATCCAAGGGATTAAAGGCGACAAAACTGAGTATATCGGATTTTCAGCCGACGAAGTTAAGCGAACGCAAACTGGCTGGATGCTAAACCGCAAATGGCCGGCGAAGTTTCCGTTGATCGAATTAGGGTGGGGAGAAGTTGACAGCCTGCATTATTGCAAGTCGCTCGGCTATGATTGGGACGGTCTTTACGATGTTTTTGACAGGGTATCGTGCTTTTGCTGCCCGAAAGGCGGCAAGACAAAACGGCGGTTGATTCAACAGCATTACCCTAAATTATGGAAAGAGTGGCTACGGTTGGACGATATTGCCGCTAAGTGTAAGGGCGACGAGTGCCAGATGGGGTTGTTTTGATAGCGGCAGAGGAAAGGCATTGGGCGGAACGTGAACGCGAGAACGCAACAACAGAAAGGACGACATGAAAAAAGTTATTACCAGCGAAAGAATCCCAGTAAAATTATGGCTTGACGACATTGAGGATGGCGCGTTAGCACAGGCATTAAACTTGGCAAAGCTCCCGTTCGCCTTTCACCATATCGCCATAATGCCTGACGCCCATCAAGGCTACGGAATGCCGATAGGCGGGGTCATGGCGACAAAAGGCGCAATCGTACCAAACGCAGTAGGCGTTGATATTGGGTGCGGAATGTGTGCCGTCATGTCGTCACTTGACCACTACGACGCGGAATCACTTAAAAAGGTTATGGGATTAATCCGCGAGCACGTTCCCTTGGGGTTTAGTCACCACAAAGAAAAACAATCATGGGATGGTTTTGCCAAGTATCCCGAAGTTCAGATTGTTGAGCGACAATTACAAGCGGCGCAATATCAACTTGGCACGCTTGGCGGCGGCAATCATTTTATGGAGATTCAGGCCGATGAAAGCGGGATGGTGTGGTTGATGCTTCATTCAGGGTCGCGCAACTTCGGGTTGAAAATTGCCAAGGAATACCACGGCAGGGCGCAAGAACTATGTGATAAATGGTATTCCCAAATACCAGACCAAGAGCTTGCCTTCCTTCCGCTGGATATACCGGAAGCAGATGAATATATAGCCGCAATGAACTACGCATTGGCTTTCGCGCTTGAATCACGGACACGCATGATGGCCGCAATGATGGAGTCTATGCGAGAAGTGTTCAGCGATATTCAATTCAACGAGCCAATCAATGTCCATCATAACTATGCCAGAATGGAAAACCACTTCGGGAGCAACGTGATGGTGCATCGCAAGGGAGCTACGTCTGCCAAGCCGGGGGAACTCGGAATCATCCCGGGCTCACAAGGAACGGCGTCATACATTGTCAAGGGGTTGGGCAATGCTGATTCGTTTCAGTCTTGCTCGCATGGAGCAGGCCGGAGGATGGGGCGCAAGCAGGCCATACGAGAACTCGTATTTGCAGACGAAGTTAAACGGCTGGATGATGCCGGAGTAATTCACAGCATCCGTTCTGAAAAAGACCTCGACGAAGCATCTGGCGCATACAAGGACATCGGGGTTGTCATGGAAAATCAGACCGATTTAGTGGAAGTGGTGACAACCCTAAAACCGTTGGCCGTTATAAAAGCGTGAACGCGAGAACGGGGAGGGGCGATGAATGACAGACTTACGCATATTGACCTGTTCGCAGGAATTGGCGGGTTTTCCCTCGCAAGCCGCTGGGCTGGATTCCGCACAATCGCCTTCTGCGAAAAAGATGAATGGTGCCAGCAAGTGCTCAAAAAGGACTTCGGGGCAGAAGTTGTGTGCGGCAGAGATAGGAGCCGAAAATGGACTCAAAACGAACCCTGTAGTCCGCAGGGTACAGCTCCAAAAAGGATTGCAAATCCCTGCTCTGCCCAACACAAAATTAT